TACGAAGACGACTACGAAGACGACTACGAAGACGACGATTCGGAAGAAGACGATGGAGTCTCCCTTCAGGTTCCGAGAGGAGTGAAGAGAGTCACTTTTGATCTCTCAGAAAAGGAAAAGATCCTTACCGATGAGGGCAGCCGTCGCGGAAACTTGAAGCTCAGTAATGAGTCCGTGAAGACGCTTCTTCGTCTCGTGGACGGTGAGGGATCGCTGGCCGATCGTGCTCGCGCCCTCCGGATGGAGCTTAAAATAATAGGGAGGGCCCTCAACGCCCTCAATGAGAGCAGGACCAAGTCAACAGCTGCCCTCAGAATAGTTGAGGAGTTCAACGCGGTACTCCGCAAGGCGATTGGACTCAAGCAAGAGATCAAGGACACCATCCCGGGTCCTCTTGCGGAAGTATCGCGTAAAGAGTTCAACAAACTAACAGAGGAGATTGAGCAAATGTCAACAAGGTCATTGCTCCGCAACCTGCTTGCGGAGAAGAGGAATCGTCGGCTTTTCGAGGCCGAGGGCGATGAGGAAGGCGGCGATGTCGATGTCGATGCTGTGAAGTCGGCAATCGAGTCACTCGCTGGCGCCGTTGGAATGGAAGTCAAGGCCGCCGAGGGCGGTGAGGCCGAGGGCGAGGACGAGGACGAGGCCGAGGACGAGGGCGAGGACGAGGGCGAGGACAAGAGCGAGGACGAGCTGGACCTCGAGATGGACGAGATGGACGAGATGTACGAGATGGATGAGCTTGCCGCCGAAGTCGATGAGATGGAAAAGGAGGCTGACGAGGTCGACGAGATGCACAAGGAGGTCGATGAGATGGAAAAGGAGGCCGACGAGATGCACAAGGAGGCCGACGAGATGGAGAAGGAGGCCGACGAGAAGAAAGAAGACGCGAAAGAGATGAAGATGGAAGCCCGCCGCCTCCGCCGCGCACTCTCCGAGGGACCGAAGAAGGAAGCCAACAAGAAGAAGGCCGAGGCCCTTGAGAAAGAGGCCGCCAAGTGCGAGAAAGAGGCCAATGAGATGGAAAAGGAAGCCGATGAGATGCACAAGGAGGCCGACGAGATGGAAAAGGAGGCCGATGAGATGAAGGAGTCTCGCCGCCGTCGTCGGAGTGGTACCGTGTTCTCAATCGATGAGTCGATGCTCCGCAAAGAGCTCCGCCGCCTTCGTAACCTCCGTGAGGCCGCCGAAGATTCCGCCGGTGACTACGGCGGTGGAGACATCGAGGGCGATTACTTTGAGGATCCTCCCGAGCTGAACGCTCTTGCCGAGAAGGACGAGCCGAAGAAGGAGGCTGCCAAGGCGAAGAAGGCAGCTTCTGAGGCGAAGAAGGAGGCTGACGAGGCCAAGGAAGAGGCCAAGGAAGCCAAGAAGGAAGCAGTTAAGGAGGCCCGCACGAATCGGGCTCTCAGGGCACGCCTCGCCGAGGCTGCCAAGGCGGTGAACACCCTGAACCGCCAGCTTGCCGAGCAGAAGCTCTTCAACGCTAAGCTGTTGTATGTCAACAAGCTGATGCAGAATAGGGGCCTTTCAGACAAGCAGCTGAGGTCGGTCGTCGAGGCTCTCGACTCCGCCTCTACCATCAGGGAAGCGAAGCTCCTGTTCACAAGCCTGTCGGAGTCACTTTCCCGCTCCGCTGGGTCAATCACTGAGAGCTCAACGAGAACAGCAGGTGGTGCCTCCAGGCCGACGCGGTCGAGCTCAACGCTCAACGAGTCCGTCGGCGAGACCGACCGCTGGGCAGTCCTCGCGGGTATCAAGTCTTAATCTAGGGAATTACCAACTTACAAGGAGTTAGAAACAAATGTCAGGGACATTCACACTCGATCAGCTCGCCGAGGGAATCCGCGAGCGTCACCTCGGTTCAGAGAACCGTCGCCTCATGGAGAAGTGGAACCGCACCGGTCTCCTCCGCGGCCTCGAGAGAGAGCGCAAGGAGAACATGGCTCGTCTCCTCGAGAACCAGACCGCTCAGATCCTGCGTGAGGCCAACAGCCTCGGCGCCGGTGGCGGCTCGGCCTCCTCGTCTGGAGACATCCGCGGCTTCACCAACATCGCGTTCCCGATCGTCCGGAGAGTCTTCGGCGGCCTCGTCGCCAACGACCTCGTGTCGATCCAGCCGATGAGCCTCCCCTCCGGTCTCCTCTTCTACCTGGACTACACCTACGGCTCAAACCGTGGCGGTGGTTCAGGGACAGACGGTGACACGAGCTCGTCCGCCGCCGCAACCTACGTGACCGGCACCTCGATCTACAGCAACCCGGCTGGCAAGGGCATCCAGAGCGGATCCCTTGCGGCGGGCGGCATGTACGACCTGGCGGGCTCCGGCTTCTCCAGGGTCCACGCTGCAACGACACTCGGCTCCACCGCGATCCACACTTCAGGAGCATTCCCCAACAACAACGCCACGATCTCTGTGAGCTCCACGCTCTCGACATCTGGTGTTGACGGGAAGCTCCTCCAGTTCGACCCGCAGATCTCCAACCTCATCGAAGCAGGGACGCAGAACTTCAAGGCAGTCTTCCTGAAGCTCGACACAACGAACTTCCCGACCACTGCTCCTCTCGACACCACGATGGTGAAGGACATTGCTCTCTTCCCCGTCGTCGCCGGGACCCCTGCCTCTCTCTCGGCTCCCTCTGCGTCGGTCCAGGGCGGCCTGAACATCCTCAACGTCCGTCGACTCAACCAGCTCGGCACCTTCTCAGGCGGTGTCTTTACGTCGAATGCGTTCATCCAGCCGGGTGACAGCAACGCCGCGGTCCTCATGATCGTTGGTTCGACGACTGCCCAGGCCGATCTCGGCAGCGCCGTGGGTGTCTCCTACGTCCAAGGCGAGACACTGAGTGTCTCGACAACCGACGGTGGTTCTACCCTCACGATCCCGACGTTCGAGTCGAACTTCGCGGTTGACCCGTCGCCGGCAATCCCCGAGATCGACATCAAGATCGAGTCCATCGCGGTGACCGCTCAGACCCGCAAGCTCCGCGCTCGCTGGTCACCTGAGCTGGCCCAGGACCTCAACGCGTACCACTCGTTGGACGCCGAGGTCGAGCTCACCCAGATCCTGAGCGAGCAGATCGCCCTTGAGCTGGACCGTGAGATCCTCAACGACCTGCTCACGCAGGCCTCTGGCGCCAACTACTACTGGTCACGCTCCCCGGGCAAGTTTGTCAACAAGTCCACCGGCGTTGAGGTCACTCGTGCATCCACGCTCACCCCGGGTCCGGCCTTCACCGGCACGGTCCGTGAGTGGTACGAGACCTTCGTCGAGACCGTGATTGACGTCGCCAATGAGATCCACAGGAAGACCCTCCGTGGATCGGCGAACTTCATCGTGGTCTCCCCGGACGTCGCCACCATCCTGGAGGCCTCCGTCCTCTACCGCCCCGCCTACTCGGTGGACGGCAGCGGTCAGGTCGGTGTCCCCTTCCAGATTGGCGCGGAGAAGGTCGGTACCCTCAGCAACCGCTTCACGGTCTACAAGGACCCCTACTTCCCCAGGAACAAGGTCCTCGTCGGCTTCAAGGGCGGCAGCTACCTCGAGACCGGGTACGTCTACGCTCCGTACGTCCCGCTCATTGTCACCCCGACAATCTTTGCTCCGGAAGACTTCACGCCGCGTAAGGGTGTCATGACCCGCTACGGCAAGAAGATGGTCCGGGCAGACTTCTACGGGACCGTGACTTGCCTCGATATGAATATCATCTGATATTCTAACCGGTAGGCGACTGGTCGGCCACCCTTTAAGGGTGGCCGATTCAGTTTTAAGCGACAGAAGCGTATAGATATGAGTAAGCCCAATCCAGTGAACACCTGGCACCGACGGGGGATTGGAAGCATTCGGAGCAAAAGGAGGTTCACATGCCAAAGGTCGTATACACAGCATCAAGGGGTCTCGTGCAGGAGTCCGGTTCGGGTTTTAGCGTCACCGGTGACGCTTCGGTATCAGGCGAGCTCACGGGCTACAAGAAAGACGTCATTGCAACAACTACAACCCTGGTCCTCGCAGACAGCGGTGCTGTTCTTGCACCAACAGCGGGTT